CATTGGGATACTGTGCAAGCACGGCCTCGCGGACAACCGACAGGACTTTATTTTCGATGTCAATCATCCGAATACCCTCCTTGCGATGTTGGGAGATTCCTGTTGCATTACGTTGCAAGCGTCTTGCATTCCACCCAGAGCGGGTGTCCCTTCAAGACGGATGCCGTTGTACATCCAGTAGCCATTTTGAGAGAACGGGCCTTTGTGTTCCTCAGACCATGAACCCGGTTCGATGGGAAACTCCGCGCTCACCGTTGGCCGGGTGACAACCGTGCCAACCCCGGTGCCGAACTCGATGAACGCCGCGTCCTCGCCGGAGGCCCGGATGGTGAAGTCCGTGGTTCCTTCAAACTCCCGGCTCACCGCCACGCCGCCGTTCCCGTACTGGGGCGGGGCCATGTTGAACGCCTGTTGCGCTGTGTCCACCCCGGTCTGGGAAAGTTCCTCGATGTACTGTTTGTACTTATCGCTGAACCCGGATACCCATTCGCCGAATTTCACGACACATCCACTCCCCGGATGGCATAGGTGATGCTGTTCAGACTGTTGGCAATCTGATACACGGTGTAGTTGTGCGGTTCGGTCTGCGGGTCGGCCTCAAACCAGATGATGCTGTCCTCCTTGATTGGGCAAGCCATGTCGGTGGTCACAAACGTGCGGTCGTAGTCAGCCTCGATACCGAACGCATCCACATCTGCCGTCCCTCTGCTCTGGCTCATGTTGACCGGGTAATAGACGGGGTCTGAATACTGCAACTCAAACACGCCAGTGTGGTTGCCGTATTCATCAATGACCTCGTCCTTGCCCAGAAACAGGGCGTACCACATATCTTGCTTGTTGATTTCGAGCGTTCTCATGTGGTCACCTCATTCGCGCATAGGGGATGACATGACTGCGAATGTAATCGATCATGTCAGTGAAGTGGAACGTGCGGTAGATCTGGTTCTCGTTGTGGGAGGTCTGATTCTCCGCGCCGCGATCGTTGTACCCGGCAAGGACTGCAAACAGCTGGGTCATTTCGTCCTCCGCGTCAACTTCCTCCTGGCCCTCCGGGATGCCGATCAGACTGTACTTGTATTGCAGGATCTCCTGCGTGGACATTGCGAGATACGTTTCAATGAGCGCATCCTGGCTGGTATCACTCTCGGCAATGCCAATCATTGTTTTGATGTAGTTCAGCTTCGTGGACGCGTCCATGTGATTACCTCACTCTTTCGTGGATTTTCTCTTCCTCGGCGTTTTCACCACGGTTTTTTTCTCGGAAGAAGGGGCAGGATTAACTACCCCTTCCTTTTCTTCCGGGAGGATGCCCACGGTGATACTGCCGTCAGCATTCCGTCTAATCATTGATTAGGCGTGGGACACGAAGATGCCGTTGTTCTTGTGAGCCAGCACCCAGGCACCATGAGCGAACCGGGGCTGCACACGCCACGCATCGGCCTCGATGTTCTGCTCCGGGCTGAACACACGGGCGGCGTAGTGCTTCATGACCTGGAGAACAGCGGAGGGATGCACGATCATGTAGTTGATCGCAGCCGCGCCGGACGCAGGAGCAAAGCCGCCAGCACCGCTGGAGGTGGTGGGAGCATTCAGAGTGATAGCGGTCTGGAACCGGCCCTGGGGGACACGCACAACGCGCATATCGTTGTACATCTCGATGGCGTAGTTCACGTTGTTCTCGCCGTTCATAATCATACGGGTGATGCCGTTTTTCAGCAGTCCGTAGGTGGCGGGGGACACGAACAGGATACGGCCCTCATAAGGCACTTCGGCGTTGTCAAGGGCAACGGACGCACCATCAATGGAGGCCACGGTGGCGGCACCAGCGGACAGGGTTTCGGTCACGACATTGCCAGCAGCCGCGCCGGAGGCGTACTGGGCGAAACGGTAGGCGTCAACTTCCGGGATGATGTGCTGACGCTCAACGGTGTTCAGCAAATACCCCATCGTGAGGCCAAGGGTCTCATCGTTGTCGAGGACATCAACCTGGTAGCTCCGGCCACGGTCGGTCTCCAGAACGTAGGGCTGCCAGGTGCCGGTCACATCGCCGGGAACAAAGCCAGCGTCACGGTCATAGTTGCTCATGCCGACAGGGTTAAGGTTGTAGATGTTCACGGTGTTCGCGCCGGTGAACCGCACAAACTCGTTAGCGGTATCAAGGATCGCGGACTTGGAATCGGCCCGGTAGGCTTCATCAACAAACGGGACAAAGCTCTCAGCAAGGGCGATCTGGTTGGCGGTAGGGGCAACAACAGTAGTAGCCATTGATATTTCTCCTTATTTGTTATTTGATGGGCGGCAATCCGAAAATCTGCCGCATTTTGTTGGTTTCCGCTTTCTCTGCGGACTGTACGGGAGGCGCACCAGCGGAAATGGTGGGCTGCTTATTAAGGGCAGCGGCCTCGATTTCCTTTGTCTTGGCCTCCATGAATTTCTGCTGGATGGCGAATACATCATTGAAGCGTCCGTCAGCCATTGCTTCGGCGCACTCAGTGGCGAGGGCGGCATCATATCCAATGCCCATGCACTGCTTGGCGTACTCACTCAGCACTTTTTCTCGCCGGAGGGACTTGAGTTCGTCCTGGAGAGCTTTTTCGTTTTCGGCTCTTTCGGCCTCGGCCCGTTCCTGCTCTGTCTGCTTCTCACGAAACTGGCGTTTCCAGTCGGCGGCTTCACCGTTGGCTTTGGACAGGGCTGCTTTGAGCTTCGTCACTTCTCCGCTGTCGGCAGGTTTCGGGTCTTCAAACTCATAGCCCATGAGGGCGGCGAGTTTGTCTTCCGGGGTCATAGCGTCAAACCCCTCGATTTTGCTGACATCAATCTTCATTCCGTATTCTCCTTTTGCGTTTTGTAGGTGTTCCCTCACCATGAATTTCTGTTTTTAAGTCTTGTCTGACTTTGCGTTTGTTGAGCGGTTCACTCCGCTTGAAAAACGCCCAAACGGGCGATTATTCACGAATAAGCTGTATCGTGCAGCGGCAGTTGATATTGTTTTCCGGGAGACTGAACAGTCCGGGCGCACGGGCGTGGTCTCCATCGTAGCTGTAGAAGTCACTATTCAAAGGCACTATCAACCCTTCAAGATAGTCATGGGTGTCACGGACTCTATCGTCCATCATTGTCACCCATTGCTTACGCACACCTCGGAGGCCACTCGCCTTGCCCCCGTCCACCACTCCGGCGTTGTACACGCGGGTGGCGTCCGTTTCGGCCACGCGCTGGAAGTCCTCCACCGTGCTGTCCTCCGCGTCCAGGTACTCCCGGATGCGGTCGCGGTAGGTCTTCCCGGCAATCGGCTCGTTGATGGTCTGCTCCATCACATCCTGGTTGATAAAGTCTGCCGGGTCTCTGTCCAACAGCCCTAAGTCCTGCATAGCTTGCACATTGCCGTATGTGTACGCCTCGATAAGCAGAAACTCGATGTATTCCCACAGGTCATCCCGTAGCTTTTCCTTTTCGGATAAAGTCAGCGGAGCGGTCTTGTATTCCGTTACCATCTGCCGAAACGTATTCAATTCATCAAATGGCATTAAATTCATGTGACGCTCCAATATGTAAAAATGGGCCACAGGCAGTAATCCGTTACTGTCTGTAGCCCATACATTTGGCTCTTGCGCCTCACATACCATTAGAGGCACGAAGCATATTTATTTTTCTTTGCGTGGAGTGACAAGTGTGCGCTTTATCTGCACCACGGTCAGCCCGGTCTTCTCCCACTTGACTTCGGCGATGCCCTCTGCATTCAGCACGGCGTTAATGGCATCGATTATCTGCGGGTACTTCCGAATGTCCGTCATACCGCACCGCCAATCGCATCTTCGCCGTTGTCGGCATCGGTCTCCACGATTTCAGCTTCGCCATCGGCAACGGTCTTCTCTACCACATTGCCGGAACTTTCAGCTTCATCAACTTTGTCTGGATCGCCCCAAATCATCTTGATGTACTTCTCAGACATCTTCATGTCGGACACGGGGTCGTTGGAAATCCCGCTCTTTGCCGCCGCAAGCTCCGGGTGGAACCCGGCAGACATGAGGGTCTGGAACGCTTGGGCCTTGCTCTGGCAGTTGGCAGTTTCGTTCCGCACGAACTGAAGTTCAAAATCGCTGATGTTGATGTCCAGCAGCCCTTTGCGCCGGAGAATATCAACGATGATTTCATCGAAGTATCGGTTGGACTTTTTGAACAAGTCCTCCGTATTTCTCGCAGCCGCATCGGCCTGGTACCACCCGTCACGGGCAAGCACCGCCGCGCCGGTGTCGGAGGTGGAGGAACCGCCCTTCGTCTGGCTGGGCATAGCGCAGATTCGAAGCACCTGCTCATACAGATAGTCCACAAGGATCTGGGTCTGGCCCTGGTCAAGCTGTTCGCTGAGACTTTTGAAGT